ATAGGTGTGACCATACTTACAACAAACTTGAGTTTAAGTAAACTTGGCCAGAAATAATGAATCATGTTAAGAATGAGACCTTTGATATGACTTCCATCGTTATCTGCATCGGTCATGATCATGAGTCTTCCGTATCTGAGTTCAGAGAGTGATGTATACACTTTCCCTTGTTGAAGTCCCAAAATCTTTTTAAGGTCATTAAACTCCTTATTTTCGGTAAGTTGTTTTACACTCGCGTCACGTACGTTCTTACATTTACCTCGGAGTGGAAAAACCCCGTAATGATCACGACCAACGACAGAAAGACCAGCAATTGCAAGTGTTTTTGCAGAATCACCTTCGGTAATAATAAGAGTACACTTACCAGAGTGTGTAGTACCAGCCTTATTCGCATCGTCTAGTTTTGGAATACCCGTTATTTTTGATTTACGGGATCCATCTGTTTTTTTCAATTCTTTCATTTCACGAAACTTCGATAATGCCATGAGTTCTGATTGAACACTTGTTTTCAAAATATTCTTTATAAACGTTTTTGGTGGTTCAAACTTACTCCCAAAGTCCTGTGGTTTGAGTGTACACTCCGATTTAACCTGACTACTAAAACTTGGATTGACAAGTGTTGCTTTTACGAAAACAAAAAACGCATTCTTGACTTGTTGAGGTCTAAGTTTTATTTTCTTTGCCATATCTTCAATAACACCGTTTGCGAGTATTCCAGACACGTGATCAACATGTGAACCACCTTTTGTGGTACATATACCATTCACAAACGATACGTGTTCGAAACCATCATCTGAAGGTGCAATACACACTGACCATCTATCACTCGTAAAGGTACACATTTCATCAGATTTCGTATACATTTTTGCATACGTATTAAATGATGCTTTAGCCAATGCTTCACCTTGAAACTTTACTTTACAATTTTGTGACGTACAAATGTTTGCATCATATACCCGTTTTTCAAAAATTTTATATATAGAATCATCCATTTTTGTCATACCAAACCGTTTCCAATCTGGTATAAAAGTAATCGAAACACTCGATGTAGCACTCGAATACTTTTTTATTTTGGGTGTATTACACTTTTTCATATTATCTGACCATTCTTGTGTGTATATACACTTGTTTTCTCCATCTTTAATTTTTATAGAAAAATTAGTCGAATAAACATTTGTAAGTTTTGCACCGTATCCATTACGACCACCAACAACACGTTTCTGTGTGTCGTCATAATTTGTACTCGTGAGTAAATGTCCAAACGTTAACTCTGGATTCCATAAACCTTCTTTTTCGTGCATTTTAACGGAGATACCACCCAAGGGTCCATTATTTTCAATTGTTATTTCACCAGACACCCTATCGATAGAAACACTCATAGACGTTACATTTTTTGGGTACATAGAGTTTCGGTCGATCGCATTTACTAAAATTTCATCAAATATTTTTAAAAGTGCTGGGGAATACATGATAGTTTTCTTTTCAAATTTATCATTTTCATATATCCAATATGGTTCCGCTACACGTGAAACAGGTCCAACGTACGAATCCGGACGCTTTAAAATATGTTCCACGTGTGTGAGTTTTTGAATACTTTCACTCATTTATGTTGTATTGCGTCTTTTACTTAAGTATATTTTTAGTCCTTCGAACCAATGTAATAATTCATCTTTTGTTTTTGACTTGGGTTTTGGATATATATTTTTTATGCGACCACACTCTCTGTTTCTAAGTGACCTGGGCTGAATATTTTTGTAAGGTGTTATATAACACGCATAACATGTACGTTTTATATTCATATCAAAAAATTTCAGATATCCACCATTGTTAACCATAAAAATAGGTTTTATTTTCTTATATTCTCGAAGAAGTATTCGTTCTTCTGTACTATTCGTGTGTATATGTGGTTCTAATGGACATTCACATAAATAACACTCTTTTGTCCACTTAAGATACATTTAAAAACAAAAGGTTTTATCTTTTATATTACTCGCCTAAAGTGAAGCTATACGTTCTTTTAAGTTTTGTAAAGAACCACATCTTTTACTAACCTAAGTTATTTTATTTTTAGTAAAAATTAAGATGTCGCAATACTTTCTACCGACCGTGATTCAAACGAATTTTAGTGATACTAAAAATGTACTCACTAAAAAACATCAATCAAATATTCAGACTTATGATGACTGTTTACGTGTATCCAAAACATTGAAAACAAGTAAAAAAACACCAGAAGAAATGGCGTCAATTCTCGATAAAATGAGGAAAAAGAAACTTGAATCTCAAAAAACAAAACCGATACAAGTTTTAGATTCTGTACCCAAACAAGACACTTCTGAAACTCGCAATATATGTAAAGCATTTACATTATCAGGGAAAAAGTGTACATTCAAAGCGGTGTGTGGGGATTACTGCAAAAAACATAGAATAGATAATCAAGTGTTAGGAACTAGGCCAAAAATAAATATTTCCTTATTGTAAAAATGTTAGATCAAGAAACACTCAGACCTGTCATAATAGCTATGGCACTTTATCTTGCAATTTCAAAAATCGTACCAGAACTTCTTAAGAAACCAACCAATGTTAAATTTATTGATGATGTCGTCGCCATGCTCATTGCCCAGAGAGGCTCACTCATGTCCGGTGCCATCTTGACCGGTCTTATCACTTTCCTTACCAATTACATTAGCGACGAATTCCTGTAATACATTTTCTTTACACGTCAACATATGAGTCCTCGGATGTTCCATATACCTTATTTTATTTGTGTATGCATCTTCCATAAACTCACGTAATTGTTTTTCGTCTGGTTTACCCCATTCCATACCCACTTGATACAAAAAATCATCTTTTACGAGTTTTTGACGTTCACATTTTATCGTATATGGTGTTTTTATATATTCAGGTGCACCTCCGTAATCTGTTATAATGACGGGTTTATTGCGTAAAGCTGCTTCCACTGCACCCATACCAATACCTTCCGAACTCGAAAAACTTACATAACAATCACCCAGTGCGTGGATTTTTTCCATTTCTTCATCAGCAATAAGACCGTTTATAACTTCAACGTTTGGTATTTTTATTTGAATTGGTTGTTTACACGTTGCCTTAATCAAAAGACGTGTATCGGGTTTATTCATACGAACAAATGTTTCAATAATTTTATTAAAATTTTTTCTTGGATCCGTCACATTTCCGATGTGATAAAATGTGTACGGTCTATGATCAGGCACGTGTGCATGTATAATGTAAAAGTCCGTGTCTGGAAATTGTTTTTTAAACACTTTTCGACAAAATTCACTCGGTACGGCGATTCTATCAAAAAGTTTAAATAGTTTACCGTAATCTTCGTGTACGGTTTCGGTTTCACATATAGTCATACATGTAACGTGTTTGATTTTACGTTTAATTTCTGGTATTTTATCTAACCAGTGTGGTACAGGTAAAGCATAAATGAATGCACGTTCACACACAGGTATATCATTTTGAAGTTCAATGTACCGACTCCCAGGAAAAAGACCCATATATTTTTTACATTGTTGACCTATCCCACTCAAAAGAGGTGGACCGATGAATAACATTTAGTATAAAGATAATATTTCTTTTATATATATTACGCGATGGACTCTGTTAGAGAACAAATTGAAGAAGCACTTCAAAGATCAAAAATTCACAAAGAAACTGTCTATGGTATTCTTAGACAAATAGCTGATGCAATCGAACCACCAGCTGCTGCTCCAGTAAAGGCTGCTGCTCCAGTAAAGGCTACTGCTCCAGTAAAGGCTCCAGCTCCACCAGCTCCAGCTCCAGCCCCACCAGCTCCAGCTCCAGCTCCACCAGCACCAGCACCAGCACCAGCACCAGAAACACCAAAGAAAAAAGTTGTTAAACGTGTTGTTAAAAAGAAGGTTGTGGAATCGAAGGAGTAAATTTATTTTTTACAAATACAAATCCACCTATTAACATAGTTATGAAGAGTATTAAGTAACGCAAGGGGTACTTTTTCTTTTTTTCCTTCTCCATTTTTTCAATATCCTCCTTATCCGGAAGTTTTTTAACGTTAACGTTAAGATCCTCTATCTTCCCGATAAGTTTATGTAAAGCTTCTAGAATTTGAACTTCTCTGTTTATAGGTTTTTCTTTAACGTCTATAGTTGTAACTTCGAGAACCATGTACCATTCTGAATCCGGTTGTAAAGTAACATAATCTGTATCTTCTTGATATTCATATAACTTAAAATGAAGTTTTTGCATAGATATAGGATTAAATAAGTTTGTTTGTCTCTGGAATGCTTTCCACTGCTTATCTCTAACTATAGTATGTGAGCCATGATTATAATGTCTTTCGAGTGGTACACGTGCTAAAATTTGTCCATTACGTTCATCGAGTATCTGTGCACGTTTAGGTATATCTTCACATACTATATCAACATACTTCGCGACACTACTCACGTGAGTATCAGAATTTGGGGTATCCTGTCCGACTTGTGTCACGTAAAAATCGACTGGTTTTAGGCCACACACTTGCGTCATATCTTCTAGATGTAAATTTGATTCGAGTGTAAGATCTATACTAAACGTATTATTTGAACCATTTACAAATTTTGAATCTATAATTATATACTGAACCTTTTTAGGTAAGTCCTGGAGTGAAACCATCTTGTATTTAGTATATAAAAAAATAAACATAAATAATAGCAGTAATGTTTTCATTTTATTCGAGTGTCTGTAATTTGTTATCACCTCGATCAAAACCTGAAATAAAAACACAAAAACCTCCATCTATAAAAATGTGTGAAAATGACTATATCATATCTAAAAATGAAGCGAATGAGATAATCATTTTAGAGGTTCCTAAGAAACCTAAGTTTACATACTTCTAATAAAATGTATAAAAAAATGAAATGGACGACTACATTGCCTTACACACGTACGACTATAAACTCTCGTTTTGTCAAGCGACAAACGAACTCCCGGGTGACATGCAAAGACTCGTATGGGAAAAACTTAATGCGTACGAATCACGTGATCTCGTGTGCCCGGGAGCCCCTCAACGAACCTCCCGAAATTCACGATTCTCAAAGGAGAGACTCGAAACTTTGGTTAACCGGTGGAGAGAACAGTGGGGCGAACCTACTTCGTGAACGCATGAATATATTGGCACGTGAACAGCTTTATTTTGATGATTACGAAAGTAGTGAATATGATTCATATTCACTCATACTTTATAAACTTCTACTTGAGGATCTTACGTATCAAAGACGTGAACTACAATATTCTACAATCTTTGGTGATAAATGGAGAAAATCGTCTACAAATAAAATAGATTTAACCAATATTCAAATTAGTATACACGAAGTTGAACAGAGGTGTAATAATTTTAAAATAAAAGAACGAAAGTTTAAGAAAAAGTATTTTCAAGATGAAAACTATATTATTAAAGGTATAGATATAGAGTAAATAAATTGTAATGTTGAGTATAATAAACCCATACACTAAAACCATTAGAATATCGTGCCCCACTAAACGTAAAGAAGGTATAGCGGAATATGAAAAAATAAAAGATAAAATTAAAAAGTCAACTTTACAATACGGTGTTGCTGTTTCGACATACCATTTTATTTTTCATACACCCGTTGACGGTGTTTCCGCAAGTTTAGGAACAATCGCATCTTATATGTATGTCGATTCACTCTCCTCATACGTCGACAATATAGAAAAATTACCCGGTTTGAATAAACGATTACTCTTACCGACGTGTCTCGCATTAGCCGAATCTGTATGGAATTCTAATGATTTACCATTCGATTTTAATATGGGGGCAACTTTATTTGGGTTTTTAGCGTATAAAATGGCATTTTATCAAATCGTGGCCGAAGAAATATTGATGTACAGTGAAGACCTAAGTGATATAGACCAACTATAATAAGTATAATAAAAAAAATGTCTTCTCTCATTTATGAACTTACAAAACAATCTGTCAGTCTCGAAAGACTTGACAAACTTGACGGTGTTCTTTCGAGTTTTCGAAACGATCAATTTTCAACTGGTACACCTTCTCAAGTATACGGTGTTAAACCGAAACACAATTTTCCAATTGAGTGTAACCCCAAAGAACTTGATCATATTGCGTATATTGGTATATCCGCATTCAACGATAAACTTCACTTAGTGGACTTTATGTATGAAGAGAAATACGAAGATGGTAGTCGAATGGGTATTATTGAACCATCATTACGGATGTTGTCAAAAGATAAATTGGGTACTATGATTGCTCCACGACACGTCCCGGAAGAATGGGTCGAGTTCTGGATGAATTACTTTAAAAAAGAATTTAATTGTCAAAAAACCCTTCTACAATTTGTTGAAAAAAATAACCTTCACGGAAGTGTTGACTGGACGGAACTTTATAACTCGTTCCCCGAAAATATGGACTTAAAACTTAGCAACTAATGTGTAATATAATACGATGAGCCTTACTTACGAACTCCTTAAAAACTGTACCACGATTGTCGAACTTTTCGACGTTAACGAACTCTTCTCTGAATTAGCCGGTGAAAAATGTAAAGTATACGGTTTACGCGCTGATTTTGGGTACCCCGCACACCTTATTCCTAAAAGTACGTATAAGTATATTGCCTATATTGGTATTTCTAATAGAAAATTGGAAACATCGTACGGTCAAGCCCAATTTATTGAATTTTATTACGAACCTAATGATATTGGTATTTTGGAACACTTTTTTGATATGTACCTCGAAAGTGAAAAAGATATTCTTAAACAGTGTGGCTATAAAGGTGACGAAGAATTTACCGTCGAACTTTTCCCGAGTAAAATCACGAAAAAGAACCTTATGTTTTGGAAATGGTATTTAGATGAACAATACGGTGTTAACGATAGGATTTCCTTACGTGATTTCCTTGACGATTATGAAATTACGTACCAAATCGACCACGATCGATTATACGATCATTTACCAGAAAATATTGACGATTTGGATAATGAGAGTGAATATAATTCGGAATCTGAATCTGAACTTGAAGAAGGTGAAATAAGAACCTAAGTACGAGATTATAAAATAATCGAGAAAAAAAAATGCGTCCAAACTGTGTATACGAAAACTGTCTCTGTCGCCAAGGAAAAAACGGGTTTTGTGTAAAACATCGTGATATTGGTGAAGCCGTAGAAGCCCTTTTACTTTTAAGAAAAAATAACAAACCTAAGTTGTAATGAAACAAAATAAAAAATTAATATATTAAAAATGGACGCTCTTACATCGTTAATGCAAACGCTCGACCTCAATTCTAAGATAATTTCTGAAGGCGATTATCTTAAAATGTGTGATTCGATCAAAAAGATTCACGACTATATCAAATACGAAACCGAATCTGATAGTGATGATGAAGAAGAATTTAGAATTCGTCGTGTTGATATACCCATACCCTTTTCTCCGATGCCTCGTCTCCCACCATTTGGAGATAACCTTGATGATCTTACGATATACGATACGGTAACACCACCACAATCAAGACGTGGGGATTATGTACACCCCGACTTACCGGAGATACAAACACCACCACCTGTTCCTGAACAGATACGCGATTACGAACTTGAAGATGAGCTTATGGAAGTAAATAGACTAATCCACGAGACGTTTAAAAAAATGGAAAAACTAAAACATAGACGAAACGTGACGAACTTTGTTCGCCAAGAAGCTGTGAAACGACGCGCACGGGAACTCGGTATTCGATTATCTCGATATACGATTGGTTCACTTTTAGATTCAGGACACGACGTTGGTAATGTACGTATGTTCTTCAAGGATTACCTTGAAGACTATAACGATGATATTGATAGACAACACGAAGAATTATCCGAGACGTTGAAGGAACTCGAATACGATAAAACAGCTATAATAGATGAACTTATAAACTTTTAATTGAATATCATTTTACACCACTTTTCGTTAATGTTTCCGAAAGGTGAATACTCAAACAATAAATGTACCAATGCTCCTGAAATAATTAAAACACCCATGCCTTTATAGATATATTTTGTAAGACCCGTGAACAAACCTTGTAACATGAGACCAATGAAGAGAGCTTCCATCAGGACGGTGGTAAATGGTCGCATTTTTTATATATTAGTATAGTATATAAAAAAATGGATTACCAAGGAATTGGAATGTTACTAACTGTCGTCGCCTTTATGGCCATCTTCATAAGTGTACTGGTCAGTAGATCTAAAACGTCGAATAAGAATGCAAGTCTCGCCGGACCAGAAATTGAAATGAAAGAAGAATAAACTAATTTAAAAATATTATCTCGTGATATATAAAATGATACTCTTATTAGCTATCATTCTATTTATCATTTTTTTGATTTATAGTATAAAACCCAGCAAGAGTGAAGAGTATACACTCGAGGGTCTTAAACTTTCGTGGGCGAATAAGGCGAGTATCGAAGGGGTTGTTACGAAATGGATCGTTACTCTGAAAGATTCATCGGGAAGCGTGATTCACACGTATGAAAACAGTGATGCGGGTAACCTTAAAGACTTTACGGATGTGACCATGAACATAGTAGACAAAAAAGAGTTCGATGACAAAATTATTGGTAATAATACACTTGAATTGTACTATAACGAAACTAAAGACGGTAATAAATTGTATACGAAAACCGTAACTTTTACACAAGACGATTTTGGGATGGCATTAGATACGAGTAATCTTGAAGAAATTGATATACCTGAACCTGAAACTTTCACATACGAACTTATCATGAATAAAAAGAATACTTCTTTAGGAATACACATTGAGTACATAAAACTCGACGGTGTTTTAGCGACAAAGGCACAAACGACTATACACAAAAATCCTAATAGAAACAATAAACCTGATAATATGTTTAGTATTGGAAGTGGTACAGAAAATTACTCGTCATGGAACGCGAATGGTCACAATGTAGGCGATAAGATATTTACCATTGTATCCAATAAAAAGGTTGATAAAATGGATATAGTATATACACGACCTCGATATGCACCCGGTTGGATAATAAAAGAGAACGGGGTTACGAAAATTACAGAAACGTCTAATAGAGGTGGTAATACTGAACCTAGACCCGTCGTATATACGTACGATATAAAGAACGGTAAATCATCACCCTTTACAATTCCTCACCAAATCCCACGTGCGGCTCCCGGTGGGTGGTGTAATCACGGGAACTCAGTTCACCAAGACGTTCCGGGGTGTGGACGTATATGTTCTGATAGTAATACTGTTGGACGTAAAGATAAGGGTACATGGGGGTCGTGGGATGCTTATCCAGGTAGTGTCGAATGCCCTGCAGCTAAACTTGATGAGGTGTACCAGTTCATCAATGGTAAACGTAGTTTGAGGGTTGGTAAATATAGTGAGGCGCCGCCAGACCCGATGAAACAATTTACCACGGGTGAACAACTTTATATTAAAGGGGGTAGAGATGGGAAATATTGTGCAGATGAAGGTAATACCATTAAATGTAATAGAAATGGTATAGGGGGTTGGGAAAAGTTTAGATTTAAAAAGAATAGCGATGGTACATATTCGTTTAAAGGGGGTAGAAATAATAAATTTTGTGCAGATGAAGGTAATACCATTAAATGTAATAGAAATGGTATAGGGGGTTGGGAAAAGTTTAAAATTAACAAGAATAGTGATGGTACATATTCGTTTAAAGGGGGTAAAAATGGGAAATATTGTGCAGATGAAGGTAATACCATTAAATGTAATAGAAGTGGTATAGGGGGTTGGGAAAAGTTTAAAATTGGAAAAATATAAACATATTCAAAAAAAATATATACCACTAATAAAAGAAACACCGATATGGCAAAAAAAGTTGCTATACTCGGACTATTTGCTTTATTAGTTGTAATCATTGTCGGTATAGCTTTGACCGTTTACTTTACTACTAAAAAAAGTGGTGAAGAAACATCAGACAAACCCGAAATTACATTAGATGCGGCATCTAAAAATTTAAATCCACGTGGTGATGGTACCGACGGGGATGCGACGGTAGATACATCAGAAGGATACAAAATTGAATATGCTACAGGCGACGATTCAGGAAACGAAAGTATTGATGTGAAAATAACATGGACGACGGGTATGGGTTTTGATGCTGTATCAAAACTTATTTTTAGACGTGAAATTGGGGGTACCAAAGTTCAGGAGGATATAGTTTATGATTCAGGAACAGGGATTGAAAATAATAGTAATGGTGAAATAACTTTTAAAGGCGTGAATTTAACAGATTCGAGTAAAAGTGTCGTTGGTGTGAATAAGGTATCTGTTTGGTACAATAGTGTAAGTGACGATACGTTTTTAGTTGATACGGGTGACCAGATCAAAATCGAACAAAGTGATATTGATACAACCCTCAATTTAACTGAAGTCCAGGAAGTTGCCATCCCAATTACAATCGCGAGTGATTCGTTTAAATTTGAAATATTAGGTAAGGAAACACTTTACTTGATTGAAGAGTTTAACCAATGTTTTAAAATGAAAGAATTGGACGGCGGTAAAGTTCAGTTTATTAATTTAATTACTGGTAATCCCGATAAGTTATGGGATAATACTGACGCGTATAGACTTAAAAAGTATAAGGATGGGTACATGTTAGGACACCCAGACCATGAGAGAAAAGAAGTTTTGGTAAGAAAAGTATTAACAAAAGAAGATATTAATTGGGGTGGAAAGATGATTCAACATAAACCAACGTTTAAAAAATTAAACAAAATGAAGAAAGACGAGTATGCACGCGCATTGTTCCATTTAGAACCCGTGCGTACAGCTATACGGTCGGATAGGAACGATGGAAAAATGGTACCCGGTGATGATTATAGATCACCGAGTGATACGTTTAGATTTAAACAAACAAGTGATAAAGTTGCTTTAGCTTTATATGATAACACACAGAAAGCGGATATCTGGGCAGCGGCACAAGGCCCAGCACCTTTTAATAAGCCATGTGATACGCCTACATTACAAAGTGACGGTAACTTTTTAATGAAAGTAACAGGTAGTCAAGATGATTGGGGGTATAGAAGTGATACATGGAGTTTGGGTAGCGGTAACGG